TAAGGAATTGCAGATTAAAAAGGCAGAACGTGAAGGCAAAGATACCAAAGAACTTGATAAGACTCTTCAAGAGTTGATGAGTTCCAACCAGATCAAACCTGCACAGAATGCCGCCAATGCTTTAACAGATGCAAAAACATTTGGTCAACTTATAGAAAAGTGGGAAGATGAGAAGCCCATACCTGAGCCATCTGAAGAATTTAAAGATGTTGACAAGATAGGTCTGCTTATAGACGTATTCTTCAAAGGACATCTTGCAAAGATGATGGGATTAAAAAATGCTTTTTCCGCTAGGTATGACCAGTTCATGAAAAAATATACTGTAACGAAACCCGAATATGCTGAAGAGGAATATTCAGAAGAACTCTTCGATAAGATATTCGGTACAAAGATGGATGAATAAAAAGTCCGTACAACAAATTGCTCAGGATAAAGAACAAAAGATAATGGAAACCGTTGCTTGGCGAGCAGGTTATTATCGAGCCAACCCCCAAAGATTTATTGCTGATGTAACCAATATTAAATTGAAATGGTTTCAACAGATTCTTTTGTGGGCCATGATGCACTTTAATTATTTCTGTTTTATTGCTTCGAGAGGCTTAGGTAAAACCTACTTGACAGCAATCTTCTGTGTTGTCAGATGTATCTTATATCCAGGCACTAAGGTTGTCGTTTTCTCTGGAACAATCAAACAGGCTAATGAAGTTCTGCTAAAGATTAAAGACGAGATAATGCCGTCTTCAGCCTTTATCCGACGAGAAATAATTAAATGTGATATAGGTGTCCAAGATGCAGAGATAAAATTTGCCAATGGTTCATGGATAAGAACAAGACCGAGTACGGACACCAGCCGTGGTAACAGAGCAAACCTAATTATATGTGACGAGTTCCGTATGATTAAGAAACAGATAGTTGACGATGTTATTAAAAATCTTACTACGGTTCAGAGACAGCCCGGTTATCTTAGCAAGCCTGAATACGAACATTTAACAGAACGTAATAAAGAAGTTTATATGTCTTCTGCTTATTTCAAAAGTTCGTGGGCTTGGGGAAAGGTTCAAGATTACACACTTGGATTCTTTGATGATAAGAGAAAATATTTTCTTGTCGGACTTCCTTATCAACTTCCTATACGAGAGAGACTTCTCGACAGGGGTAAGGTTGAAGATGAAATGGCTGAATCAAATTTCAACCAGACTTCATTTGATATGGAAATGGGTTGTATGTGGTTCGGTGATGACGGTGACAGTCTATTCAAGTACGAAGACTTGACACATTGCCGTAAAATACTACACCCTCTTTTACCATTGAAATATTACAATCAAAATAATCCTGTTCCAAGTGTTCTGAATAACGGCAGACGTATTCTTTCGGTGGACGTTGCTTTAATGGCCTCGACCAAAAGAAAGAAAAACGATGCTACCGCTATATTCATAAACGACCTTGTTCAACAAGATGATGTAACCTACCAATCCAACTTCTGTTATGGGGAGACTATGGAAGGTAAAACAACCGATGAAGCAGGGTTAGTAGTAATGAGATACTTTTACAGATATAAATGTACAGACCTTGTACTGGATACTGGCGGCATCGGGCTTGGAGTGTATGACTATATTATTAAAGATCAATACGACCCAGAGTCCGGTAAGATGTATAAGGCATTAACTTGCCTTAACAATGAAGAGATGGCTAAGAGGTGTAAGGTTAAAGACGCAAACAAAGTTGTGTGGTCTGTAAAAGCAAATCCGAAGTTCAATAATGAAATATGTACATTATTAAGAAACGGAATCCAGAACGGCAAGATTAATCTCTTAATTGACGAGACTGAATGTGAAAGTTCAATGGATAAAGTTCTTAAAAAATATAAGTCTCTTCCGGAAACGGAAAAGGCACTCATAAAGAATCCTTTTGTTCAGACTACTCTGGCTATATATGAGTTGATTAAACTTGACCATGAAGTTAAGAACGGTGAAATAAGAGTAAAGGAAATCTCAGGAATGAGAAAGGACCGCTACTCTTCCATCGCTTATAACTATTGGTGTGCTTGTCAACTTGAGCTTAATCTGAAACCAATGACTGAAAACACACAGTCGCTGTTGGATAAATTCTTTATGAGACCTGCAAAACATAGTTTTTAAACGGTGGCGTGGAGTGAAAAGGCTAAACGACGAGGTAATGCTCGGCGAGTAAAATCGCAACGCTACAGTGGCGGGAATCTATCCGAGCCGAGTCACCGTTTATATATATCACGACGAGGGGATGTACCGAACAGAGAAATACTTAAGGCGAACCCTCTTAATTTTTTAAAGGAGGAGTAGCTGTATGGCTAACGCAAAAAACAACAACCATACGGTTGCTGAACAAAAAATAAACTTTAGCAACGCAGAAATGTATGCTAAAGCAAAAGATGCGGAACTTCAAGTATTTCGTGACCCGAACAAAGTAAGCAACCCAATGATTCAGGCTATTGATAAAGAAGCCTTAAAGAGTTGGATTCGGAATGTCGGTGCCAACGAGAAGAACTTAAGGAACACCGCCAGATATTTATACTATAGGTCTAATATATTTTATAGGATAGTTAACTGGTACGCATCAATGTTTAATCTCAACTGTAGAAAAGTAACACCTACTTATGATCTTAATAAAGAACCGAGTGCTAAAGATGTTTTAAAATCTTATAACGGTACACTGGATGCATTGGACACTCTTAATCTCCAAGGCAATATGTACGAGGTTCTTGTTAATGTGTTCAGAGAAGATGTTTACTACGGTATCATACTTAAATCTGATAACGGTAATGCTATGGCTTATTACCAGTTAGACCCAGACGAGTGTATGATAGACGGTAAGTATATGGTTGACAGAACATCTTACTGTTTCGGATTCTCTATAGATATGTCTAAATGGAGAAATACCCAGAAACAAAAAATTATTGAGTATATCGGTTCACCTCTTAAAGAGATGTGGGCCGAATATCAAAGAGATACTACAAAGAAATATATACACTGCCCTGCAGAGTATAGTGTTTGTTTCAAATTCAGAACGGATACTTACAATATGGTAATACCACCGTTCCTTCCTTTGTTCTTGCAATTAGCGGGACTGGAAGACTTGGTTGATATACAGGCAGAAGCAGATGCATTGAGTATATATAAACTTATATATATGCCAATGGAAGTATTAAATGGTGCAAGAAATGCAGATGACTTTGCCATCTCGCCCGACTTGTCACTTAAGTATCTCCAAAGAATGATTGACCAGAATCAGATACCTGAAAATGTTTCTGTAGGTGCAGTTCCCGGTAAGGAACTGAAAACCATAGACTTTGAAAAAAGTGTTGATACAGATACTAACAGTGTAGAGATTTCTTCCAATCAGATTTTACAGACTGCAGGTGGTGGTGCTGTTATAAATGCTAACAACATCACAAGTACGGCAGCCTTTAATGCTTGGTTAAGAGCAGAGACAGAATTTGCTATCTCTCCTCTCATACCACAGATAGACGGTTTCTGTAACTTACAGTTAGGCTTAATAGCAAAGAAGCCTTGCAAAGTAAGACACTTTGAATGTTCCGTATACACACAAGATTCACTTGCAGAGAGTCTGTTGACAAGTTGTCAGTACAGTTATGCTAACAGACTTGCTTACGGTACTCTTATAGGTGTGTCCGAAAAAGAAACCCTTGCACAGATTTATCTTGAAACCGAAGTTCTTAAATTACAAGACAAGATGAAATATCCTTTGAGTTCCTCATTCACCACATCCAATGACGGTTACACTTCTGAGATTGGTCAAGGTGCTCCTACTAAAGACGATGATGAACTGACACCCGAAGGTGACGCATCCAGAAATAATTAGAAGGAGGTGCCGAGATGACTGAATGGTGGGAAGTCACGTTAGTGATCTTTGGTGGCATCATTACTATTCTAACTGCTTGGAATCTTATTGAATCAAGAGTGCATAAAACGAAGGAGCCTACCGCAATTCTCGAATCTAGAGTTCTTGAAATAGAACGTAAAATGATTAAATACGAGGAAATGTTCGGCAGAGACAAGGCTCGACTCGATTCCTTTGATGAATCAACGAGAGTTATCCTTCAAGCATTACTTGCAATAATGAAGCATGACATAGATGGTAATAATATTGATGCTCTAAAGAAAGCAAGTGATGAATTACAGGAATACATGATACATAAACGATGAGGAAAAGGATATGAAACATTTTATTCAGACTTCTGATGAAGAAGTTGCAAAAGAACTTCGTGAGAACGGATATCAAGAACTTTCCAAACAAGGAAAGTTTTTTATTTTCATTAATGAAGCGAAGAAGGTTAAGACCTTCGACGAAAATAAAATAGTATACACGGACATACTCAGTGTATAGGAAAGGAACTACGATGAAGAAAAACATTTTAACTGTAGAGGACTTGCTCCAATATTGTGAAATGAATAAACTCCAATCGTTCAGTTCTTCCGAGAGTGGTTATAAACTCGCAGTCAAAGTTCCTGCTACGTTTGAAATCGAGCATGAAGCCGACTTCAACCATAGAGGAATGATGAAACTTAAATTTAAAGTATTCCATACCGGTCTTAATCGAAACGGCAGTTTTGTTTCAAGAGAAGCCGCAGAGAAAGCGAGACTCACTATTGCTAACAGACCTATACTTGCCTACATACACCAACTTGATAATGGCGAGTGGGATTTTGAAGCACACGAAATGGAAGAAGTTGTAACCGAAGACGGAGAAAGAGAAATACATTACATAGAGAATCAGGTCGGTGCGTTCTCATCTGAACCTACATTCTGGGAACATGATGATGAAAATGATAAAGACTTTGTATGTGCTTATGGTTATATCCCTATGGACTATACAAAGGCGGCAGAAATCATTGAACGTAAGAACGGAACAAAGAACTCTTGTGAATTGTTTATAGACAAAATGTCTTATAACGCAAAAGAGAAATATCTGGACCTTGAAGAATTTTATGTTAATGGTTCTACTCTTCTCGGAAGTCGAGATGACGGAACAGAGATTGGTGAAGGTATGCTTGGAAGTCGTGCGGATATTGTTGACTTTAAAGCAGAACCTCAAGTATTCGAAACGAATACAGAGTTAATTAAAGTGCTTGAGAACCTCAATGAAACACTCTCTCGCTTTAATATAAACGACAATCCGGGAAAGGAGGTAAAAGAAGTGAAGAAGAAAGAACTTGAACAAGAAGAGTTCGAGCAAGAAGTCTTTGATTTGACAGACGGTGAAAATCCTGAAGACCCTACAGACCCTGCAGACCCTACTGAAGAGCCTACAGAGGAAGAACAAGAGCCGGGACAGGAAACTGGACAAGAAACCGGTGAACAACAGACTGAAGGAGCAACTGAAGGAGCAACCGAAGGTGGTTCAAATGATGATCCTCAGCCTTTAAGTCCTGCAATCAATGACGACGACCCCGACATTCTTAAGAAAATCGAGTATACTATCGTCACTACTGATGGTGCAAAGAGAGAATTTTCACTTGGCGTATCTGAACTCTTAAATGCCGCTTACAATCTTGTTAACTACACTTATGGTGAAATGGATAATGAGTGGTATAGCGTAGAAGTTTTTGAAGAAGAAGGATACATCGAAATGTACGGTATGTTCACAGGAAAGAACTATCGTCAGTCTTACGGATATCTTGAAGAGAATCTTACACTCTTAGGTGAGAGAACAGAAATCTTCCGTATGTATGTAACTGCAGAGCAGAAAGAGAGACTTGAGCAGATGCAGTCAACCTATTCTGAAATGTCAGAAAAACTTCGTCACTACGAAGAGGAACCTGAAAAGATGGGAATTCTTAATTCTGAAGATTATTCAAAAGTATTTAATACTGAAGAATATACAGAGTTACTTAAACAAGACGCTCACTTTGAATTGAGTATTGACGAAGTAAAGGCAAAAGCCGATTCAATACTTCTTGACTATGCAAAGCATAGTAACTTCAGTCTTCTTTCCGAGAAAGAAAATCAGGTTGAGTTCAAACAGATTCCTGTTATTCAGAAACCTCAGACGAAAGAAAGCAGATACGGTACTTTATTTTCAGCAAAACAGAGCTAAGGGCTCTTTTTTAATTTAAAAATTTTCATAGGAGGAAATTAAAATGGCAGTAGATTTTACTACAAACAATCATGCTGATGCCAACGTATCGAAGCTCTTAGCTACGAATTACGGTGGACACATCTACAATGTCACTCTCGGTACTGCTGCTGATAATGGTAACATTATTAAGAGAGGTGCTTGGAATAGTTTTGATAACTATGACGAAGCAGCAGCAAACACATTTAACGGTATCGTTCGTGGACAGGCAGCAGATGGAAACTGGTATGTAGAAGTTCTTGCAGACCTTGGTTTCGATGCTCTGTTAGTTTACAACGTACCTATTTCAGAGTATGAGTCTCCCAGAGAACTCAGTCTTGAGAAGAAATTCTATAATGCGGCTGGCGATGTTGCTAGAGCACATCAGCTTTATGCAGGTGACATCTTCGAAGTTTCCGAATTAGGATTCGAAGGCAACATGAATAACCTCAAGGCAAACGTAGCAATCACAACAGTAGCGAACAAGAAACTCGTTATTGCATAATTGGGGAAAGGAGGAAGAAAACATCATGTTAGACGTAGCAGAAAAAAATCTTATGTTTGATGCCGCAGACGGCGTTGAAATTTTCGATACAGAAAATGATAGAGTTATCTCTAAAAAAGAAGTTGATGATAAGATTAAAGAACTTTGCTTCAAGCATACAGGTCTTAATGAAAAATCAACAGACAAGCAAATTCATCGTGCACTTCAGAATGCTCACAGCAATCCTTTCTTCGCAGTAATCGAACAGATTGTTGACAGAAAATATCAGGAAGGTCTTAGAGGTTATGACGTATTCAACACATATGTTGAAGAAATCAACTTGGCTGATGGCGATACAAATGAGTTCTGGGTAGAGAAAGAAACATACCTTCAGGTTGAGAAGGTCTCTGGTTCACATCACGATTTGATTTTACAGAAACTCGCTCCCGGTGAGTTCTACACAGTACCTACTGCATACTATGGTGTAAAAGTTGGTCAGGATATCAGACTGTTCCTTACAGGAAGAAAGAACTGGTCAGCATTTATTGATGCAGTTGTTAACGCATATCTCGATTTAACAATCGAATTAATCTATAGCAAATTTGCAAATGCGGCTTCTACTCTGCCTTTGCCCGCTGGTCTTACAGACTCAGGTGCTTTGACAGCAGCAAACAAGGATGACTTCGATCATCTTATTGAAGTTGTTGAATCTCTTAACGGCAATGTTCCCGTTGTTATTATGGGTACAAAGACAGCACTTAAGAAGATGAACAACCTTGTTAATAATAGCACAGCAGTTACATGGATGGCTGCTTCACAGAAAGAAGCTATCGCTCACACAGGTATTCTTGGTGACTATGAAGGTAGTGCACTTCTTGAGATGCCTCAGAGATATAAACTCGCTGACCTTAGTGCTGCAACTGGTCCCCTTATCGCAAATGACAAACTGTACATCATGCCCGTTGGCGAAGACAACAAGTTCATCAAATATATTAACGGCGGAGAAGTTACTCTTGAAGTTAATGAAATCGGTGCAACTCTTAATGATATACAGTCTTATGAAGTTCAGAAGAAAATTGGTGTTGGTACCATTCTTTCCAGATACTTCGGCGTTTGGACAATTACA